CTTACTGTGAAGGTAATGTAGTAAAATATATTACACGTTGGCGTAAGAAGGGTGGCGTAGAAGATTTAAAAAAAGCAAAACAGTACATTGATATTATCATAGAAAAAGAAGGTGTACCTACTGTAACAGATACAAAAGACTAGAGGTGTATGCTTGAACACAAACACATAATCATACGTGCTATAGTTACAAAACCACCTGTAGAAATAGATGGTATTAAAAAATGGATAATAAATTTAGTAAATAAATTAAACATGAAACCATTAGGTGATACTGTAGCAGTGTATGTGAATAAAAAAGGCAACAGAGGATTAACTTGTTTACAAGCTATTGAAACATCACACATAGCGTTTCATTCTTGGGACGAAGACAATCCTGCTGTCGTACAATTAGATGTATACACTTGTGGTACATTAAGAAAACAAACAGTGTTTGATGCACTAGAACAATTTAAACCAACAGAAATAAACTATTTAACATTGGATAGGGAGAAATACATAGAGGTAAAGCATATATGATAAATTACGAAAGAGATAACTTACTAACTGACTTTGGAAAGACAACATTAAAAGACAGGTATTTATTACCTGAAGAAGAATCACCGCAAGATGGATTTATGAGAGCGGCTAAAGCATTTTCTGACAATGATGAAATGGCAGACCGTATATATAACTATGCTTCTAAACTTTGGTTTATGTTTTCTACACCTATTTTATCTAACGGTGGTACAAAAAGAGGTATGCCTATCTCATGTTTTTTAAATTATGTTGGTGATAGTAGAGAAGGATTAACAGGACACTACACAGAAAATGCTTGGTTAGCTTCTGTTGGTGGTGGTATCGGTGGTTACTGGGGTGATGTAAGAAGTGATGGTACTGCTACATCAGGTGGTAGTCAATCGTCAGGTTCAATACCTTTTCTTCACGTAGTAGACTCAGAAGTATTAGCTTTTTCACAAGGTAAAACAAGACGTGGTAGTTATGCCGCTTACATGGATATATCACACCCAGAAATTATAGAATTTATGGAGATGCGTAAACCTAGTGGTGGTGATGTGCACAGAAAATGTTTAAACTTACATCATGGTGTAAATTTATCTAATGAATTTATGCAATTAATAGACCATTGTGTTAAAGAACCTACGTATGATGACAGTTGGAATCTTATAGACCCACATACAAAAAAAGTAGTACGTACTGTATCAGCTAGAGACTTGTGGCAAAAGATATTAGAGACAAGAGTTGCTACTGGTGAGCCTTATGTTTCATTTATAGATACTGTTAATGAATCATTGCCTGAACCTCAAAAGAAATTAGGACTAAGAGTTAATCATTCTAATTTATGTACTGAAATAACTTTACCTACTAATGAAAATAGAACAGCAGTTTGTTGTTTGTCTTCTGTAAATGTAGAAAAGTATGATGAATGGAAAAATGACACATTGTTTGTGCCTGATTTAATTAGATTTTTAGATAATGTCTTACAACATTTTATTGACAATGCACCTGATGAATTATTTAGAGCTAGGTTTAGTGCGGCAAGTGAAAGAAGTTTAGGTTTAGGAGCTATGGGTTTTCATGCTTACTTACAATCTAAAGGAATACCTTTTGAATCTGCTTTAGCTAAGTCATTAAATTTAAAAATATTTAAAAAAATGAAAGAACAAGCTGTAGAAGAATCTAAAAGATTAGCAGTTAAGAGAGGTGAAGCACCAGACATGGAAAATACTGGTATGCGTAACGCACATTTACTAGCTATTGCACCTAATGCTTCTTCATCTATTATTTGTGGTACAACATCACCATCAATAGAACCATACAGAGCTAATGCCTATGTGCAAAAAACTATGTCAGGTTCTTTTTTAGTTAAGAATAAATACTTAGAAAAATTATTAGAAAAAAAGGAGATAAATAATGATAAGACTTGGACTTCAATACTTGCGAATAGAGGCTCAGTGCTTCATATTAAAGAGCTATCTGATTATGAAAAAGATACGTTTAAAACTGCGATTGAAATTAACCAACAATGGGTAATAGAACATGCCGCAGATAGACAACAATATATTTGTCAAGGACAATCAGTTAATGTGTTTGTCCCTGCTGATGTAAACATTAAAGAGTTACATGACATACACATGTTAGCTTGGAAGAAAAAATTAAAGACACTTTATTACTGTCGTTCAGAAGCAATTAAACGTGCAGAATTAGTATCTAAAAAAATAGAAAGAACAATCATACCAGAAGCAGATTGTTTAGCATGTGAGGGATAATGACGGATAGTAGTATATTTGATGGTATGGATAAACCAAGACGTAAACGTAGAAAAAGAAAACCACCTAAACAAACTATTTTGTGGACTGTTTATCATACTATTTTAGCAGTAGAGTTATTAATAATAATTATAATAGAAGGGATAGAATTAATTTATGGGCTTTAAAGATTATAAAATTAGAGACGGTGTTCATATTCCTACTGAAGCATATAAAAAAAATTATGATTCTATTTTTAAAAANAAGAAATGTAAGACACATACTAAAGAAAAAGAAACCAACAATGAGTGTTGTCACTCAGAAGAACAAACATATTTANAGGAGTTAAAAAACAAACTATGAGTTTATTTAAAGAAAGAGTACATTACAAACCATTTGATTACGAATGGGCTTTTGAATCTTACGACATGCAACAAAAAATGCACTGGCTACCTAGTGAAGTACCTTTACATGAAGATGTAAGAGACTGGAATGAAAGATTAAGTGTAGAAGAAAAGAATCTTATATCACAAATTCTTAAATTCTTTACTCAAGGTGACGTAGATATAGCTCAAGCATACTTAGATAAGTATATACCTAAGTTTAAATCACCTGAAGTTAGAATGATGTTGTCTTCTTTTGCTACAAGTGAAGCTAATCACGCACATAGTTATTCATTACTTAATGATACAATAGGATTACCAGATAAAGAATACAAAGCATTTCAAGAATATAAAGAAATGGCTGATAAACATGAGTATTTATTTGCTAGTAAAGGTAAAGGACTAGAAGGATTAGCTAAAGAGATAGCTTGTTTTTCTGCATTTGGTGAAGGCTTACAGTTGTTTGCATCATTTGTTATGCTACTAAACTTTCAAAGATACGGAAGAATGAAGGGNATGTGTCAAATAGTTACATGGTCTATTAGAGATGAGACTCATCACGTAGATGGTATGATTAAATTGTTTCATCAATTAATAAAAGAAAATCCTAATATCTGGACAGAAAAATTTAAAGCAAGTATCTATCAAACAGCTAGAGATATGGTTGCATTAGAAGATAGATTCATTGATTTAGCGTTTAGTATGGGTGGTATTAGAGGATTAAAAGCAGAAGAAGTTAAACAATATATTAGATATATTGCTGACAGAAGACTGTTACAACTATCATTAAAACCTAATTTTGGTGTTAAACAAAACCCTTTAGGTTGGTTAGATTGGGTGTTAAATGGTGTAGAACATGCTAATTTCTTTGAAAATAGAGCTACAGAATATAACAAAGGTACAGTAACAGGGAGCTTGTGGGAGTAAAGTTCCCTTTTTAGACGAATACAATGGACGATTTAACATTACCAAATAACGTAGATGATTTAGTTAAACTACTTAATGAAGTTTATCCTGAAAAATCTCCTGATTTAAAAGATGATAATAAAACTATCTACTTTAAAGCAGGTCAGCGTGACGTTGTAAAATTTATTAACACTTTAAAAGAGAGAACGGAGAAATAAATATGTGCACTAGCAGACCAAAAATACCTGCTCCACAACCTGCTCCACCAATGCCTGTGAATACATCACANNCAATNGGTGAAGAATTATCACCTCAGTTGATAACAGCAGACGAGCAAGATATTGCAAAAAAGAAAAAGAAAGTTAAAAAATCAGGGACAAGTTCACTTCAGACTACTTCAGGAGTAAATGTTGCAACTGGTTCAGGCTTAAACATTTCTTAATAAATGGAATACATGGATAACAATTTTACACAACACACAGCAAAAGAGCGTTACTTTAAATTACAAGAGAACAGAGAACATTTTTTAGATAGAGCTGAAGAGTGTGCTGAAATTACTATTCCGTCTCTAATACAACCTGATGGTTTTACAACATCATCAGATTTATATACCCCCTTCCAATCAGTAGGAGCTAGGGGAGTCAACAATTTAGCTTCTAAACTTTTACTATTATTACTTCCCCCAAACTCTCCCTTCTTTAGATTATCTATAGCAGGAAAAGCAAAAGAAGATTTAGCTGAAAGAGTAGAATTAAAAACAGAAGTTGAAAAATCTTTAGCTACGATTGAAAGAGAAGTAACTAATAAAATAGAACAACTAGCATTAAGAGTATCTGTATTTGAAGCTCTTAAACATTTAGTTGTTGCAGGTAATGTCTTAACTTACTTACCAAAAAAAGGAAGCATGAGAGTGTTTCCATTATCACAATACGTAGTTCAAAGAGATAGTTCAGGCAATGTATGTGAAATAATTGTTCAAGAAAAAATGAGCATTATGTCTTTAGATAAAGCAGTAGCTTCAGAAATAGTTTCTGACCCTGATTACAAAAAAGATAGTGAAATTGAATTATATACTCATGTATATAAATTAGATGATTCTAAATTTTATGTTTGTCAAGAAGCTAACGGTGTAAAAATACCATCAAGCATTGGTACATTTACTAAAGAACGTATGCCTTACCAAGCTCTAAGAATGATTAGAGTTGATAATGAAGATTATGGTAGAGGATATGTAGAAGAATTTTTAGGAGATTTAAAATCATTAGAAGGTTTGTCTCAATCATTAGTAGAATCTGCGGCGGCTTCAAGTAAAGTAGTATTTTTAGTAAGACCTAATGCAGTGACTAGAAAAAAAGATTTATCACTAAGTAGAAATGGTGACATTATTACTGGTAGTGCAGAAGATGTATCAGTATTACAAGCAAACAAACAATTTGACTTACAAGTTGTAGAAAGAATGATACAAAAATTAGAAGAAAGATTATCATTTGCTTTCTTATTACACACAGCAATTCAAAGACAAGCTGAAAGAGTTACAGCACAAGAAATTAGATACATGGCTGAACAATTAGAAACAGCTATGGGTGGTATATATTCTTTATTATCACAAGAATTTCAATTACCTTTAGTTTCTATTCTTATGAAAAGAATGGAACAAGCAAATGAAATACCTTCTTTACCAAAAGGTGCAGTTCAACCTACTATTATTACAGGTATTGAAGCATTAGGTAGAGGAAATGATTTACAAAAATTAAGAGAATTTGTAGCTGAGATAGGAAACTTAGCTCAAATAAATCCTGCGGTTGTTCAATCGTTAAACCCTGAAGATTTAATTAAACGTATTGCTACTGGTTTAGGTATTGATACAGATGGTTTAATAAAATCTCAAGAACAACTAGCTCAAGAACAAGCGGCTCAAGAAGAGCAAATGCAAAATGAGCAAATGATGCAAATGGCTGAAAAAGCTGTAGCACCAGTTGCAGGTAATTTGTCTAAACCACAACCACAATAAAGGAAATAAAAAATGGTAGAAACAGTAGAAGTAAAACGTGACGAAACTACTAGCGAAAAGCCAGTAGAAGAGAATAGTGCACTTAGCAAACCAGAAGGTTTACCAGAAAAATTTAATTCAGTTGAAGACTTAGCAAAGTCTTATGCGGAATTAGAAGCCAAGCTAGGTACTAATACAGAACAACCAGTTAAAGGAAACACCTGTTCAAGAAACACAAAAAGGTGAATTAGACATAGCTGAAAATGTTGTTGAAAACGCAGGACTTGACATGAATAGTCTAGCTGATGAATATGCAGAGAATGGTAAATTAAATGATGAATCATATCAAGCATTAGAAAAATCAGGTATTCCAAAAGAATATGTAGACCAATTTATTGAAGGTCAAAAAGCAATAGGTGAGCAACAAACTAATACTGTAAAAAGTATGGTAGGTGGTGATGAGGCTTATACTGAAATGGCAACGTGGGCGGCAGGTAATATGTCGGAAGGTGAAAAGAAAGCCTATAACACAGCCGTTAATAGTAAAGATATGGACACTGTTAAGTTAGCAGTTGATGGTCTGAAAGCTAAGTATGAATCAGCTAATGGTTCAGAACCTAATCTAACACAAGGCAAAGCTACGCCTACTACAGAACAAGGTTATAAATCTTGGGCTGAAGTTACAGCCGCTATGTCTGATTCTAGGTATGCTAAAGACCCTGCTTATCAAGCAATGGTTAAAAATAAAATAGCTAACTCGGAGTTGTAATATGATTGCTTGGTTACATGCGTTAAAGAAAAGGTATGAAGCTGATGAAGCTGAACATACTGCAACAATAGATACATTTTTACAAAACCCTGTGGGTGTTGCTGACCATGATAAATTTATGGATATATTGAAAGATAGATTTGATAAACGAACTCATGCAAAATGTTGTCTTAAACAAATAGATGACATTATTGAAAAATCAAAAGTACCCCTAGTAGATAAAACTAAAAAGGAGAAATAAATATGCCAATGGGAAAAGGAACTTACGGTTCTAAAAAAGGAAGACCAAGTAAAGCGTTAAAAGGTGGACAGAAAAGACTACCTGCCGCTTTAAAATCAAAAATAATGAGTAGCAAAAAGAAAAAATAATATGGCAAAACGTGGATTATACGCTAACATTCATGCGAAGCGTAAAAGAATCGCCGCAGGTAGCGGTGAGAAAATGCGAAAAGCAGGAGCTAAAGGAAGACCTACTGCTAAGCAATTTACAAGAGCGGCAAAGACAGCTAAGAAAAGGTAGTCATGGTTGCTAAAAAATACCAAAGTCCTTCAGGCGGCTTGAACGCCGCAGGGAGAGCTCACTTTAAGAGCAAAGGACATAACTTAAAAGCACCTACCAAAAGTAAAACAAGTGGAAGACGTAAATCGTTTTGTGCTC